ACAAATTAAGAGAACAATGGTTAAAGGATAACCCAAATGCAGAATATGAAGGATGGATGTCAATATGACAACTGTTGCCAAGAAAGCCACGCCTGCTGCAATTGCTGTGTTGCGCCAGGCGACAGCGTTAAGACCGAAGCGCAAGAAAGCAAGCGATGGTCTACTACCATCTGCTGCTCATTTAACACAGAGTCCTAACTCAGACCATAACACTGGGTATGCAGTAGATTTAACTCACGACCCAGACAATGATATTAATTGTCATGAAGTATATGCATATCTTAAATCAGATAAACGTGTAAAGTATTTAATCTTTAAAGGTAAGATTTGGTCAGCCGAAAAGGGCGACAGAGAATATACTGGCAGTAATAAACATAATAAACATATACACATTTCCATCAAAGATAACTGCGGTAATGACACATCACCTTGGTTTCCTTGGATGGGAAGTGCAACAACACTCAACAAGGTAAAGGCAGCAGTCGAGCCATTGCCAAAGAAGGAGAACAAATGAAAGACTTAATCGCTAAGTTAAAAGACCCTAAGACAAAGGCTGCTTTTAAATCTTACGTACGAGCAGTTATTGCATCAGCAGTAACAATGGGATTGGCATTGGCTGCTGACCTTGCTCCTGAATATGCAATTCTAATCGGTGCATTGGCCGCTCCTGCGGCTAAATGGGCTGACAAGACCGAAAAAGAATACGGTCTAGGCTCTAACTAATACCCTTAATTGGCCTTTAAACGCCCTTTATAGACAAGAAGAACCCCCGCCTTAGTAGAAATACTAGGAGCGGGGGTCTTTTTTGTTTTCTAAGCAGTTCCCCTCTACTTAGACAACTCTTTAATCACTTGGAGGATTTTCTCAGGCTGTATTAAATAGCCCTTGCTGGGGTTAGGCGGTATGTTACAGGTAATAGGGTGCCCATACAAGGTAATGGCATGCCGAAGATGTTCTATAGGTACTATCAATACAGTTCCTTCTAATACAAAAGCCCAGTACTCTGCTTTAGTTGCAGAGATGCCAGAGGGATACCACTCTTCATTATTGTGTGACCAACACACAGTTTCTATATATAAGTTGCCAGTGTTCTTCCACTTAAGGTCCGTCTTAACCTCTATGGTTTTGCCATTAGTTAGTAGTTGATTAACTAACGACTCGCCTTCATGCCCTATTGATAGGTCTAAATCAAAATCAGACAGTTTGCTCATAGTTCACATCAATGAACATAGATGCAGGAAGAATTGTTTTACCAACTATTCCGTGTTTGCTTCTATGTTTATCCCTTTCATCTTTAGTAGTTCCAGCCCATATTCCATGGACTAGGTTATCAATTGCGTAATCAAAACATTCAACTAGTACTGGGCAAGTCTTGCAAATTTTTCTAACTTGATGAAGATGAGGATAGTTACCTTTTTCTTCAGTAAAGAATATCTCTACATCTATGCCAAGACATGCTGGCGTATCACTGAATCTCATTATCCTCCTGTTGAATAGAAGCCACTTCCCTTGAAGTGTACTGGTGTAGAGGACCATATACGAACCATAAGATTTCCACAAGAGGTACAGAATGGTGCAGCAGAATCAGTTGTTTCTAATACCACAACACAGGTCTTGCATTCAAAATCATAGTAAGGCATTAATCGCAATCCATTCCTTCATTATCTATAGGTGTAGGCAGGGTTACCAATGAGCCACAGTCTACACACTCACCATCTAAAAAGTAAAAACATATCTCGCCATTCTCAAAGGCTAGTATAGCAGTAAATAATTCTGAACCACACATGCAGATATCCCCAATGGGATTACCTCGTAGGTCCATAGCCCTGCTGTAATCTTTTTTAAATAAATCTTTTATTTCTTTAGGTTCTTGTGTCATCGTCTTCATCTTCTTCTTTAACATCTAAGTTATCTGTATCGGCATAGGTACGCCATCCACCTAGATTTCTAATCAATGAATTAATTGCACGCTCAACACGCTTGCGTGCACCGTCTGCTGATGTATTTAATTCTTTGGCTAACTCACTCCACTCGGAGTTATCCGTTGTGAAACGTAGCCTTAAAATATTTTGTTTAGCCTCTGCTAGTTGATTGAATGCTTTCTCTATATCTGACCTGAGAACCAGCCAGTTATTTCCGTCTGTTACTTCTCCTGATTTGCCGAACTGAAAGTTAAGGTCTTTAATCTTTGTGGGTATCTCGTAACTATCTGCCAAGATAGATGGCAGAAATGCCTCAACAACTGAGGAATCATAATAGTAAAGGTCAACCATATCGTAGCCAAACTTACGGGCTTTTTCTTGTTCACAATATTTAAGCGCAGCATTACGTAGTGACTTAGCAATTAGTTTTTCTTTATCTTTGGGTGGTAACTTAGACCATTCCGTGTATTTATTTGGATGGGTGACAAACCACATCCATAAAATCTGCCTTATGTCAGCAGTCTCAACTATAGAATATTTTCTGGAATACTCCATGGCAAGGGTAGATACCAACAAATTATATTCATCTACCCAAGCCTCAGTCATTAACTATTCAGAACCTTCCCATTGTCCTCTTTGTACCAATAGTCCGATTATAGCGTAGTTAGCCATGTCTATGAGGGTATCCTCTATAGACTCATAGTTCGGCGTGTTGCCTTTATCTATTAGGTTATTTAACCTAGCCAGTTTGTCATGCATCCTAACTCTCAGTCCATTCATAGCACCGCCAGGAGCATGGGCTATATTCAGTGGGCCATAGTCTTGTTGTTTTTTAAGTAGGATTGTGGTTAGTTCATTGGTAATTGTATCTATATCACCTGGATTCTTCATCTAATATCTCCTTCATACTGTTGTCGAATTGTTCCATTGCAGATACTACTTGTATCTCATCTGTAAATTGCTTGCCTTCACCTACACTACTGGCATAAATAACTGTAGCCAATAGGGTAAGCATACGCATAGCACTGTCTGGTTCTTCTTCTATAGTTAAGTAAACATCTCGTAGTGCATTAAGTATGTCTAGCCCTTGCCCATCTGATATGGCTAGGCCAACCATACGTTTATTTTCTCCTACGAAATCCCAAAACTCTTCGTCAGTTTCCCAAGCATTTTCGAATTCGCTCATCTATCCACTCCTTTCCTTCTTGCACAATGATACTGTTAACATCATGTCCTTCTGGCATTTGGAGTAGATTAACATTATGTAGTTCTCTACTTAATCTTTTGCCAAACTCTAGTCCTGCGTTATCACCATCTGCTAATACAATTACTGTTTCAAAATCATCTAGTATCTTTGCGTAGTATGGTCGCCAGTTATTAACTCCAGGTATACCAACTGATGGATGTCCTGTCTTAACTGATAAGACTACTGTATCTAACTCACCTTCAGTTACACATACATAACTACCTGCTGTTAATACTATTTGTGCATTAAACATTGTAGTCTTAGCGCCAGGTACACCCATATACTTAGGGTCTTCGTGGTTGTTTATACTTCTAAATCGTATATCAACCACACCTGATGGTGTGATGTAAGGGATTGCTAGTCTATTTCTGTAGGCTTCATGGCCTGGCAATGGCTCTGCTACTACACCTAAACTAAAACTTCTGGCTTCTTCTACCGAGAGATGTCGGGTTGAAAGATACTCTTCCGCTAGATGTAGATGCTTTGCGTATTGCTCTGTTGCCTGCAAGAGATATGCTCTCTGCGAATTTGATAGCCTCAATGTAATTACCTCCTTCTTTATGTATTATTAAATCGTATACATCGCCTTGCACTTGACAACCAAAACATTTAAATCTATTTTCATCATAGTTAATTGCTGCTGACGCATGCTTATCTCCGTGAAATGGGCACTTCATCTTGCGCCAACCATGCCCCACGGCTGGCAGGGTGGCGCCTACATGTTCTAAGTAGGCAGATATATCATGTTTGTCCATTAATCTTCCTGATTAATTCTATCCATATTTTTGCTGGCATTGTGGCATACCATTCTCCTACATCTCCTTTACCTGTGCGCTTGTGTATTACTACACCTGTCCATGCTTTATCATTTTTAATTTCTACTTCTAATTCTTTTACCCATGCGGATAGGTCTAATTTTCTGTGGTTTTTTACCTCTATAACTACACCATTAACTCCTGCTATATCTCCTTTATCCAGGTGTGCACCTGCAATCCTACGCTCTACATAAGGGAACCATTTCTTTAACCATTTAACTACATCTCGTTCTGCGCTGGAACCCTTTGCTTTGCGTGGATTGCTCATTCAAACTCCTGTTGTTGTGGCATATAACGAATCACTACATCATCTAGATACATAGATTCTGGGTTAAATGCAAGGGTAACATAGTTATTACCTGTCTGGTCTGCTTTGCCATAACGATTCTTAACTGCTGCTACACATAGGTAGTTCATATCTGCTTGTTTCATCTGGCCAATAGTTAATACCATTGCTGGTATCTGGTTAACTAATCCTTGGATAGATGACCTTGGTTGGCACGGACTACCTTCATATCCTTCTTTGGTGTGGTGTAATACAAGTAGTGCTGCGTTTGTATCTCTGGCTAGATACTTGAGTTCTTTCATTGCGGCACGCATGCCACCAAACTCATCGTGTCCATCCATTGCTATGTCCATTAGATTATCTACAACTATAAGAGCAGGACTCTTACCCCATATGGTTTCAAATGCTGATACTTCTTCATCTAAATCTTTTAGTGTTGGGCTGGATTCAAAGCACCAAAACAAATGATTACCATTGGCTAATACTTCTTTTGCTTTCTCTGGCTGACGCTTGATTAATTGTTCTGCTTGTTGTTGGCTAATGTTCCCTGTCATTGCAATTAATCTCATAGCCATAGTGTGTGCATTAGTATCTGCGCTGAAGTAAAGAGTTGGCAGTTTAGTTTTGGCTGCAATTGCTAATGCAATTGATGACTTGCCTGCACCTGGGGTGCCTGCAATAACTGTTACCTCTGCTCTGCGTAATATAATTCCTGCGTTTTCAAATACTTTAAAGACGGCAGGTAATGGTTCGCCACCTACATTAGTATTGTTAACACTTCTAATTAATGTTTTCATTACTCTCCTTTAATATAAATAGGGGATGGCACCACTACTCATCCCCTATTTACTATAATACACTAAGCGAAGATTGGCTTAGTGCGTAGTTCTGTTGGAACCTTTGGACCCGTCCATCGAGGACCTGCTGCTGGGTCATAGAACGCTTTGTATGGTTTGCCAGTTGCCTGTGCTTTACCATACTTAAGAACCATTACTCCACGTTCACATGTAGGTGCACCTGGCTTGTTGTATACCCAAGTGTTACCCCATTTATCTTCTACTGTTTCTTCTCCACCTGATTCTGTGGATACCATGTTTGCATTGAAACTAGAAGCAATGTCTGCTACTGACATCGGCTTACTTGCTGATGTTCCTTTGACTGCTAGTTCTACTTCAGTAACTGCATCGGTAATAATGTGTATACCTTGTGCAATCATGTCAGCAAACTGGTCTGCTGTGTCAGCACGCAGAGTTATCTGTGTGCCTCCTGCTGTTTTGAGATTGATACTGATTGGTGATTCAGTGCTACTCATTTTTCTCCTATTCAAATGTAGTGGTTAAACCCTTCTGGTCTCGCCACTTTCTTGCTTTCATGGCTAATTGTAAACCTTTCCAGCCTTCATTAATATCTATCCACACTAACTTGCACGTGCCTGTTCCTGCAGGTAGATGGATAATGATTGCTTTGTCTTTGTTTACTTCGCCCCAACTGCCACGGGTTGCCGTTGCAGTATCATACGGCAAGCCGTTGGCGTAGATAGCCAACTGTATTGCGATATTACTTGGATGGTCTATGCGACCAGTCTTAATATCTGCAATAAATAACTCACCGTTATACTCAACAACTCTGTCTGGTGTGCCAGCAATTTTGTATTTGTCTAGCACACTGAACTGTTCAATGAACTTGTTGTTGAGAATCTTAGTTGCATGTTCGTAGGCTTTTATATCTGGCATCCACTCTGGTGGTACCACGCCTAAGTCGTGTCCTAAATCTAATTGTTCAGCAAATGAATGGATTGCTGTACCTATGTTGGCTGCTTTGTTTGCGCCTGCTACTTGCATAGCATCTTCAATCAAAGAGTTGACTGCCATCTTATCTTCTTGTGCTGCTGTGATAGACAACAATATATCTGGTCGTGTAGTTAAACCTATTGCTGCCATCCGCATCTTCCATGCTACTAATGCAGATGCATCATCAAGAGAGTTAGCAATTGTAGTTGCTCTTGTGTAGGCCACTGGTTTACCACCTGCTGGTGGGACTACTAGTGGTCTGCCATATCTATCTCTATCTATTTCTACCTTTGCCATGTTCTCCTTTGTGAGTCAGCCCTGAGAAAGGAGATAGCCGAAACCAGGGCTGCTCAAGATTAGTATATCACATACTAGGCTTCAGGGTAAACGGACTCAACTGTAATGTCGTCAACCCATATATCGCCATCAGCCGTGAAGTTAACATCAATACTGTCTTGAATGATATTCTCCACTGCTTCTTTGTTGGCTGCTTCTATGCCTGTAACTGTGGCTGTGATAGTAATGGTTGCTGACCATGACTTAGTTAGTTCTTCACTACCTATGCTGGTTAGTAGGTCATTGACATCTCCTACCTCACATACAATCTCTGATTCATCTGGCTCATATCTAGATTGAAAAAACTCTCTTACATCAAACTGAGCGCTTCTAAGTTTGCGTTCAGCCTGTAGTAATTCTATTTTAATGCTTTCTTTTTCTTCTATTAATCTGGCTAGTGATTCATTGGTAAAGGTATATTTGGTATCCTTTACCTGAATAGAGATGGTTGGTTCAGTACCATCTACCTCACTGTAATACATTGTCATGCTATCTCCTTTTGTAGTTGTCTTGCTCCGTGAGCATACCACCATGTCATTGCAAAATCAAATGACCTATCATTAAATTGATAGCACCATTTTTCTTTATGCAAATGATGGCAATTTTTATCTTCATTACCTGAATAGATAATTACTTTACCACCATACTGGTTAATCTCCATCATAATATTTTCAGGAGGAATACCAGCATCAAGTAACTTACCTACCCATGCTCTTACTCTATCTTGACGACAAGATAAACAAGGGCATTTGTGTTGTGTTATGTGTTCCATTAAACACCAAGTAGTTCTAATGCTTTAGTCTTGATGTTATCACTAGCACCTGAGATGGCACGCAATGCTAGGTTCTTACCTTTTGCATTGTAGTCAGCCCATTCTATAACTGCTTGCCACATACCAAACTCTGTGCCTCGTATGTTTTCCTGTGTAGGAGAGGCAGCATAGATATTGAATGCTGTTTCTCTTGCTTGGATAGCACGATTGTATTGTTTTTTTTCACCTGTAGATAGCAAGTCATATTTAACTTGTTCTATCTTGGCAGGTAATGGGAACACACGCTTGAAATAATTTTTGGCATGCTCATGGCTTGCTTGTTTAGCAAGTAATGTATCTGCCAATGCGGTGTAGTCATTAGCCATATCATAACTTAACTTAATGATATTACTAATTTCTGATACTGATAGTTCTGCATTAGTTGTATGACTCAACTGATAAGTATACTTGTTCTTGCCTTTGTATATCTTATTGATTTGATTCATACAAAACAATCG